AACTGTCACTGCAACGCTGACAACTGCTCAATTGTTGAACGGTATCATTTTGGGTACTCCTACCACTACGGCAGCGGCTTACACCTTACCTTTGGCTACTGATTTGGACTTAGCAGTCCCTAGCGCTAAAGTTAATAGTAGCCTTGAGTTTGTAGTAGTTAACACCAACGGTTCTGGTGCTGGCGTGATTACCATCACTACCAACACTGGATGGTCAATTGGAACATCAGGCTCACAAGGCTTGATGACCGTTACCACCGCTGGTACTGCTCAAGCCTACCGCGCAGTGAAAACTGGTGACGGTGCTTGGTCTTTGTATCGCATCTCCTAAAACCTAATAGGGGCTTCGGCCTCTATTTTTAAAGGAACAATCATGCCAAATACTATTGCTGTGGGCGTTGCGTTTGAAGACGCACAACTTAATGGCGCAATTATGGGTAAAACTGGAGGAACTGCTGGTTTCTTCGGTGCTAATCCAACAACTAAGCCTGCGGCCAACACCGCTGCCTTAACTACAATCACGTCTACTGCACCTGGTACGCCAGACTTTGCAATTCAAGATTTGACTCAAACAACCCCATTTGGTTTTGTTACCAAAGATGAGGGTAATTCAGTGTTGTCGGTGATTGCAAATTTGCAAGCGCGAGTAACGCAATTAGAAACTAAACTTCAAACTCTTGGTTTGTTGTCTTAAACCAAAGGGGGCTAATCACCCCCTTCTTAAATTATGGCTATTATTTACATGTCTCACCCAGTTCACGGTGCAAAGGTTGCCACTATGGAACTTGAGGCTGTATATGATGAAGAAAATGGTTGGACAAGGTATACTTTGGATACGCCAATAGAGGCGGCTCCTGTTGTAAATACATTGGAAGTTAAGCGTAGGCGTGGCCGCCCTGCTGTAGAGGTGGTCGAACAAGGAGCGTAATCATGGCCACATACACGGCTGGCGATCAAATCAATAGGGCATTGCGATTGCTCGGTGTGTTGGCTGAAGGTGAAACCACATCGGCATCGGTTTCACAAGACTCGCTCATGGCGTTAAACCAAATGATTGACTCGTGGAATACCGAGCGATTGGCTGTTTTTAGCACTCAAGATCAAGTGTTTACTTGGCCTGCGGGGTTTATTAACCGCACTCTTGGTCCAACGGGAAACTTTGTTGGCAATCGTCCTATCTTGTTGGACGATGCTACTTACTACCGTGACGCAGGCACTAATGTGTCGTTCGGTATAAAAATGATTAACCAACAGCAGTACGATGGTATTGCTGTTAAGACGGTGACGTCTACATATCCGCAAGTGTTGTTTATCAACATGACATATCCTGATGTTGATATGTATATTTATCCCAAGCCTACACGCGACTTGGAATGGCACTTTATTTCGGTGGAAGAACTAACTCAGCCTGCTAATTTGGCAACTAATATTTTGTTCCCACCAGGCTATCTAAGGGCGTTTACCTACAACTTGGCTATGGAAATAGCGCCTGAGTTTGGTGTTGAACCAAGCCCACAAGTGCAACGCATAGCCATGACATCTAAGCGCAATCTCAAGCGCATCAACAACCCTGATGACGTAATGTCCATGCCTTACGCCATTGTCGCTTCTCGTCAACGCTTTAACATTTACGCAGGAAACTACTAATATGGCCACCATTGCAATCACAGCTCTTCCCGTAGCCGCCGCTGCCGCTACAACTGACGTTCTGCCTATTGTCCAAGGCGGAACAACCAAACAAGTTACCAATGCCTTACTGTTTACTAATTCAACATTGGTAACGCCTGCGCTAGGAACGCCTTCAAGTGGAACTTTGACCAATTGCACAGGCTTACCCATTGCAACTGGTGTAAGCGGATTGGGAACAGGTGTAGCCACATTCTTGGCAACGCCAAGTAGCACTAACCTTAGATCAGCATTGACTGACGAAACTGGTACAGGTTCTGCCGTATTTGCAACAACGCCAACGCTAGTGACGCCAATTCTTGGTACGCCGACCTCTGGGGTGCTTACCTCATGCACTGGCTTGCCGCTTACGACTGGCGTGACTGGTGCGTTACCAGTTGCAAATGGTGGTACTGGTGCATCAGGGGCAGTTCAATCATTGAGTGGTGCAGGCGCAGTAAATATCACAAGTCTTGCCACGGCGTTTACGTCAACCGCTACTGGTAACGCATTGACGCTTGCAGACGGCGCACAGGGACAGATTAAAACAGTTATTTATGTTGCAGAAGCCGCTGGTGGTGATACGGGTGTTTTGACACCAACGAATCTTGGTAGCGCAACCACAGTCACATTTAATGCAGTTGGTGATTCGGTAACGCTCCAGTTTGCGGGAACTGACTGGTGGGTCGTTGGATTGCGTGGCGCGGCAGTCGCTTAATGAAAACACCGATTCTTGGGTCGGCCTATGTTGCCCGCAGTATCAACGCTGCGGACAATCGCATGGTCAATTTGTTTCCAGAAATTATTCCAGAAGGCGGAAAAGAACCAGCGTTCTTGAATCGCGCACCAGGTCTGAACTTCTTGCAAACCGTAGGCACTGGACCTATCCGTGGTTTGTGGGCGCATCAGACTAACGGCACAGATTTCTATGTCGTGTCAGGCAATGAGGTTTATAAATTAACTGGTTTGACCAGTACACCCGTCAAAATTGGTGATGTGTCTGGCACAGGTCCTGTAAGCATTGCTGACAATGGTGCAGTAATCTTCTTTGCTTGCGATGGTCCAAGCTACACCTATTACGAACCCACAGGCGCGTTTGACCAGATCACAGACGCTAACTTCCCTGGCGCAAAGACTGTTAGTTACCTAGACACCTTGTTTGTGTTTAACGAACCAGACAGTCAACGCATTTGGAGCGTAGACACAATCAATCCTGCCAACGGTGACTACATCTATCCTTTGGTGTTTAACGCCTTAGACTTCTCGTCTGCTGACGGATCGCCTGACGGTGTAGTGGCGGTTAACGCTGATCATCGACAGTTATGGGTGTTTGGCACTGACTCCACTGAGGTTTGGTACAACGCAGGACTAGCCAACTTCCCCTTATCGCCCATCCAAGGCGCTTTTAACGAAATTGGATGTGTGGCTTCTTACTCGGTTGCCAAACTTGATAACACCCTGTTTTGGCTAGGCACAGATGCCCGTGGTCAGGGTATTGTTTATCGGGCTAACGGCTATAACGCAGCTCGTGTCTCCACACACGCTGTGGAGTACGCCATCGCTCAATACGGCAACATTTCTGATGCTTTGGCGTATACCTATCAAGAAGAAGGGCATTCCTTCTACATGTTGACTTTCCCAAGCGCTAATGCAACTTGGTGCTATGACGTAGCGACACAAGCATGGCATGTTCGAGCAGGGTGGGAGAATGGCGAATTTACCCGTCACCGTAGCAACTGCCAATGTAACTTTGGTGGAAACATCATTGTTGGTGACTTTGAGAATGGCAATATCTACACGTTAGACCTTGATGTTTATGCTGACAATGGTGAGATACAAAAATGGTTACGTTCTTGGAGAGCGTTGCCAACTGGCGCAAACAATCTCAAACGTACTGCCCAACACAGCCTACAACTTGATTGTGAAACAGGTGTTGGATTGAACTTGTACCCTGAGTATGAAGGTAATGAAAACATAGACACTGAGGCGGGGTTAGACCTTGTGGCTGAGTATGTGCAAACATATCTAGTTACTCAATCTGGGGTTACATTGACCACTGAATCAGGCGATGGGTTTGAACCTCTAGGTCAGTATGAGTTATCAGATACCGACATTACTGGGTATAACTTAGTCACTACGGCATACCCAGCAGCGCCAGGCTACAACCCAGAAGTCATGTTGCGTTGGTCAGATGATGGTGGTCACACTTGGTCAAACGAGCATTGGTCACAAATAGGCAAGATTGGCGCGTATGGCCACAGAACATTTTGGCGGCGTTTGGGCATGACCTTAAAGTTGCGAGATAGGGTCTACGAGCTTTCAGGCACTGATCCTGTCAAAATTGCAATTATTGGCGCAGAACTTATTCTTTCACCGACTAATGCGTAATGAGCGCATACAACAACCAAATCACTGCACCTCGTGTTGATCTCATTGATGAGAACACGGGAAAAATCAGGCGTGAGTGGTACATGTTTTTGTACAACCTTTATACCATTACAGGTTCTGGATCAGGGGTTACGCCTGTAATTAACGGTGGAACAGGGTTAAGCACAATCCCAAGTAACGGTCAATTACTGATTGGCACAGGCACAGGTTACGCATTAAATACGCTAGGTTATGGCGCAGGAATCTCAGTAACCAATGGTTCTGGCACGATAGTAGTCGCTAACACAGGCGTATTATCAAACATTGCAGGCGCAGGCATATCGGTGTCGGGTTTAACTGGTAATGTCACTATTGCAAATACTGGTGTATTAAGTTTCTCAGGTGGTTTAACTGGTTTAACTCCATCTACAGACACCACAGGCGTAATCACTTTGGGTGGCAAACTTGCTATTGGGTATGGGGGTACAAATGGAACGGCTACCCCTACTGCTGGCGCTGTTGCCTATGGTTCTGGGACTGCTTACGCATTTACTTCCGCAGGCACTGTGGGGCAAGTTTTAACCTCTGCGGGAGCTGTCACTCCAACTTGGACTAATTACTATGCCCCATCTGCGCCAGTCACAAAAACAGCCGACTTTACCGTTGCAGCCACTGATGTTTGGTTGATCAACAACAAATCAGGCTCAACTTGTACGGTTACCTTGCCTACAGCCTCGTCTTGGACAGGTCGATCTTTGACTTTTAAGAACATGCAGGCTCAGACATTGGTGTCAGCGTCTAGTAATGTCGTACCTATTGACAGCACAACGGCTGGAACGGCTATTCTTTTGGCGGTTGTGGGAAATTGGGCGACAATGGTATCTGATGGTACTAATTGGGTGATTATGCAAGCTGCGTCCAACAACAACTTGCTATTGGAATAACTAATGCAATTGGCTTACAACAAAGAGTTTAATCTAACGTCAGAAATGTCTATTCTAGGCAAAGTACAGGCGTTAGAAAAAGAACTGTTGAAATTGCCACAAGCAGACATTGTGACCGAGCATTTGTTCATGGATGGCATTTATGAGCGCAAGATTATCATTCCAGCATGGGTGGTTTTAACTGGTGCAGAACATAAATCAGACTACCGCGTTCGCTTAGAAAAAGGCACAATTGCGGTAAACACTGATGATGGCGTTAAAGTCTTAACCGCACCATGTGAATTCCCTGCAAAAGCGGGGATGCAACGCGCAGGGCGTGTATTTGAAGAAGAAGTCGTTTGGGTGGACATATATGACAACCCAGACAATTGCACTGATCTTGCGGTCTTGGAAGACAGGCTTTATGTAGTCCCTGAATGTGGACTTGGTGATAGCAGAACTGAAGCGCAAAAGGCGCAAATTGCATATCGTGCATTTCTTTATAGTCTTAACTTGAAAGACAATGAAGTTGACGAAATAGTTAAAGTCTCGTTTGAGGTTAAAAATACTTTAGACGATGTTTGTGTTTCTGTTGCACGTAAAATGCAAATTAAATGTGACGTAACGTCTTAGGGAGAATTATTATGGCAGGATATGTAGCGGGTGCAATTGCTGTAAGCAGTTTAGTTGGCTCAGACGCCGCAAGAAGAGCGGGCAATCAACAGTCTGACGCAGCTAGATACGCGGCTGATTTAGCTAATAAGCAATATGAGCAAACGCGCCAAGATCAAATGCCTTTTTTGGAGGCAGGCAAAGGCGCGTTAAATAAACTAATACCTTTGGCGTCAGAATATACGCCATTTAGTTATGGCGCAATGACTGCTGATCCTGGCTACCAATTCCGATTATCTGAGGGCATGAGAGCGCTTGGCCGTCAAGCTAGTGCGCGTGGTGGTGCAGTCTCTGGTCAATCGTTTAAAGCATTACAAGACTACGCACAAGGTTCTGCATCTGGTGAATATACAAACGCCTTTAATCGCTATCAAGCAGAACGCGCTGCTCGTCTTGCGCCTTTGCAATCATTAGCGGGTGTTGGTCAAACCACAGCAACAACACTAGGGCAAACAGGCGCTTCTAACGCGGCTAACGTTGGTAATTTAATGACTAGCGGTGCAGCGGCACGAGCGGCGGGTGGAATTGGTTCAGCAAATGCTTTAACTGGTGGTTTAGGTACGTATATAAACTACAACCAAGGAAACAACTTGGTGGCAGCTTTACGTGGCGGTGGTGGAGGATATCAAATGCCACAAGGATATGGCACTGTCGTAAGCGATCCTTACGCAAACATGGGTTAAGGAATAAATATGGCACTCGATCCATCTATAGCGCTTAATGTTAGACCAATACAGGTCGCTGATCCTTTGGCTCAGTATGGGCAAATTGCTCAACTTCAAAACTATCAAAACCAAAATGCGTTGGCTCAGTTCCAACTTGGGTCCGCACAACGCCAAGAAGCGGCTCAAAACGCATTAAGCTCTGCGTATCAAAAAGCGTACAACCCAGACACAGGGGAAGTCAATAACGCTATGTTAGTCAGAAGTTTGGCGGAAGGCGGTGCTGGTCATTTAATTCCAGAAGTGCAAACCAAAATGTTGGCTATGCAAAAAGAACGAGGGTTAGTCAAAAAGACTGCCCTTGAAACATCTGGTCTTGAATTTAAGCAAAACATTGACAAAGCTAATAAAGCCATTCAAGACATTGCTTCGCTAAATAATTCTGAAGATGCTATTGCAAGCATTGATAGACATTTGGCTAATGGTGTAATTGACCAACAAAAAGCAAACATGCTTAAAGCAAACTTAGGTTCTGCACCATCATTCGGTGCTTGGCAAAGAGGAATGCTTACTAACATCTTGGATGCTAAAGAAAAACTAACTCTGACAGCACCTAAACCAACTGCTACCAATTTGGGTGGCAAAATTGTATTCTTAGACTTAAACCCAAATAGTCCTACATTCCAAACAGAGGTTGTGCCATCGCAAAAGGTTGGTATGTCTCCTGATGCTGCTGCTAGATTGGCGTTTGATCAATCTAAATTGGCTTACGAAAGAGCTAACCCAGGCTTTGAACTCAAAGAAACTGAAGACGGTTCTATTGTTGGTGTCAATAAACGCACATTGCAAGCGTTCCCTGTTACTGTTGGCGGCGCTCCTTCTGCTGTTGCTCCTGCCGTTGGTGGCGGTGGCATACCAACTGGGCGCACTGCTCCTGTTGGACAACCTACTGGCGCTCCCGCAGAAGGCGCACCTATGGCTGGCACTCCGCTAAAAGGAAAAGGCACAGCATTGACGGAAAGTCAAGGAAATGCAACTGCATTTGGTATGCGTATGCTTGAATCTAATAAATTACTAAGTGATTTAGAAGGAAAAGGCACAACTAGCGGTGGAAGAATTAAAGGCGCTATTGAAGGCACTTTGACATCTCTTGTTCCTTATATGGGTGAAAACTTGGCACAAGGCGCTGGCGCAATAATAAATACATTGCCAAGCATTGCAGGCGGTCCAAGCGAATCACAGCAAATGTATCAACAAGCCAAAACAAACTTTATTACTGCTGTTTTGCGTAAGGAATCTGGCGCGGCAATTGGTCAAAATGAATTTAACACTGAAGACAAAAAGTATTTCCCACAAGCTGGTGATACTGATAAAGTTATAAAACAAAAACAAAAAGCACGTGAATTGGCTATTGAAGCCATGAAAATTCAAGCAGGACCAGGCGCTAAAAGCATTAAACCTTCTGCTGAATCTAATGCGCCATCTGGTTTACCTAACGTATCTGCAACCAATCCCTTGGGCTTGCCTGGAAGATAACTATGGCCACACTTGTAGAATTTCGCGCTCAGTATCCCCAATACAACGACATGCCAGATGTGGCGTTGGCTGATGCTTTGCATCAAAAATTCTATGCAGACATGCCAAAAGGGGATTTTTATAAATCTGTTGCATTAAGCCCTTCTGCTCTAATTCCAGACAACCAAAACATGATCACTCTGCCAAAAACAGAAAGATCAGCCCAAGACACACTTATGGGGTATGTGGAAACTCCAGCGATCATTGCAGGCAATATTGGTAGGGCAATTACTACTCCAGTAGCAAGAATGTTTGGCGAGGCTGTGCGTGGATACGGTACGCCAGAGGGAAGAAAAGCTGGCGAAGAAGCAGCGCAAATGGTTAGCAAGCAGTTTTATCAACCTCGCACAGAAACAGGACCAGAGGTTGTTGGAACAATTGGCAATGTTTTAGGCTCTATTCCTCCAACGCCATTGACTAGTGCTGGTACTGCTTTAAGCACTTTAACCCCTACCGCGGCCAATCAACTTAGAAATATTGTTGTCCCTGCTACTAGACAAGCAACTGCGCCAGTAACAAATGTATTGGCAAATGCCATGCAACGACAACAAGCGCCTGCTATGCAAGGCATGGGCGCTGCTGAGACATCAGAGCAACTTATGCGTGAAGAGCGCTTACAGCGTCTTGGTATCCCTGCTACGGCAGGCGAGCGTACTAAGTCATTGGCTCAACAACAGTTTGAGGCAGATGTTCAACGTGGTGTTGTAACTGGTATTTCTGAAGAAGAAAAGACCAGATTGGCTGAAAGAATGCGAGCATTCAAGACCAATCAAAAGCAAGCCATTACTAACAATTTTGAGCGCATGACTCAAGATGTAGGCGCAGAAGTAGCCGATCCAACTCAAATGCGTCAAGTTGGGCGTATTGTTGACAAAGCCTTGAATGATGAATACAGCAAGAAATACGACAATTACAAAGCGTTGTATCAAAAAGCAGATCAGTCTGGCGAGACTTTGCAACCTGTTTCTTATCAAAGTTTGCTTGATTACATCAATACTAAGACACCAACAACTCGTCAAAAGTTAGACCCAATTTTGGATTCTGTGGCTGAATCATTGGCCATGAATGACCCAGACAAGACGGGAGCAATTACTGTTCGTGCTTTGGAGGACATTTACCAACAAATTGGTAAAGTAAAAAATTCTCCAAATGCAGGCGAACTTAAAAAAATCATTACCGACATGGGCGAAGGCGCAGGCGGTGAACTGTATCAAGCAGCTAGAACTGCTAGAAGTCAACTTGCTAAAGAGTTTGAAGATGTCTCGCGTGTAGACAAACTGTTAGGCACAAAGGCAGGCTATACAGATAGGCGTGTGGCGCTTGATGATGTGTTCAAGCATGTTGTTTTGGATGGTTCTTTGGAAGAAATGAGAACTGTTACCAAGTTACTTAAAAAAGCTGGTCCACAGGGTCAACAAGCCTATGCTGAACTACAAGGTCAAACTATTCAACACATGAAGGATTTGCTCACCAAAGGCGATCAACTGTCATTTAAGAATCTGAATACTTTGGTCACACAATTGGAATCAGAAGATAAATTGGTTTACATGTTTGGCAAGACAGGGCGTAATCAGATCATGGACTTGCGTGATGCAATCAAAGATGTGGTGGTCAAAGAACCTGGTGCGGTCAACTTTCCAAATACGGCTGGTGCTGTTTTGCGTGGTTTGGAGGCTTTGCAAGCGGTAAGGGTGCCTGGTGCTAAGTCTTTGGCAGAAAGCGCTCGTACACGAGAAGTCACTAAAAAAGTTGAAGAGGCTTTAAAACAGCCTAACAAGTTAGTCCCACCTCAATCATCTATAAACTCACTAGCACCATGAACACCATAGACGCAACCGATGCCAAATTGTCGGCACATGAAGAAGTTTGTGCAATGCGTTACGAGCAAATCAATGCTCGGTTAAAACGCTTAGAACAAATAATTATCAACGCTTGCGGTGTCCTATTGATAGGCATGGGTGGCGTGATATTTACTTTTATGACGCATAAATGATGTGGAACCGATTACTCTTACCTTTGCGGCTTGCAAACTAGCCTATGAGGGAATTAAGACGGCCGTTGAGGTCTACAAAGATGTCAAGAGGACTGGCGGTGAGGTTACGGGTATTGCTGGTGAAGTCGGTGGGTTACTCTCGAAATTCTTTCATGGTCAAGACCAGATAGAAGAAGCGCATAAACAAAAACTAGAAGAAACGCGAGAGTTAGCAAGCCAAGGAAAAGTAAAGAATGTAACAATCCAAGCGATTGACAATGTAATGCACTTACGGCAAGTAAGACAGTATTACAAAGACTTGGAACACAT